TGTTCGTATTGCAATATCAAATGGCATGAATGTTGCAGCTGTATTTCACAAAGTGCCAGAAACATATCTCGGTCGCCCAGTCATTAATGGAGACGAGACTGATTTGCGATTCTTAGATGCAAAGGGAGTTATCGTTGGTTTGAAAGCCAAAGGTAAAGCCAAGAAAGACACCACTGGTTTTGTGGTTACTGCTTGACATGCAACTTTAATTGGAGTATAATTATATTATGTTCGTATATGTAAAAACATCTAGTTCTAAAAAGAAGAAAAAGCCAACTGCAAAACAGAAACAGTTGAGAGCATCATGGGAAGCCATGTTAAAGAAGTATGAAACAAAGACGACTGTTCGTAAAGACCAGCCACTCAGTTCTACATACTCACTTGGAAAACCTGCTTGTCGGGAGACACCTAAGATTCCAAGTCTTCCTTTTACTGGTGCACCATGCATCAAGAAGGAAAATCCAGTTTATACTGGAAGTGCCATTAAAGGTATTGGCACGATGCATAAGTCGAATGCAGTTCCAATCTTCTCAGACGAGCAAGCCATTGAAATTGCAAAAATGAGGAGAGGATGATGTCTGAATTTTGTGTAAAGTGCACGGAGCATGAAGCAAACATGGAGGTGTTGAATAAACGATACTATGCAGAAATGCAATGTATGAAACAGAAGATAAAAGATCTACAAGAAGCAAACGCTAAGTTGCAAAATGAAAACGATGCCCTTATTATGGATGTTGCATTCTATGGTGGTGGTCTTACAAACTTGTCTTGCAATAACAAATAAGGTATAATATATTATGACGCTGAATGAAAAACGACACGAACTTCTTGTTCAAAAAATGAAATTAGATAAATTCTTTTCCATGTACTTGGAAAAGTTTGAACGAAAGATGGATCCAGATAAAACTGATACACCCATTTGGAAATTATACAGGACTAAATTAAAAGAATATGGAGCACTCAATCAAGAAATTAAAAACACTGAGTATTGGATCTCTAAGGAACGAAATGTTTAAAACAGCCAATGAGTTTTCTCTATACATCGAGCAAATTGTTCGAGATAAAAAGATGACTTATATGGATGCCGTGCTCGAGTATTGTAAAGAGAATTATCTTGAGCCAGAGGATGTTTCTAAACTTATTAACAAGTCACTCAAAGATAAAATCGAAATGAACTTTCGAGAATTAAACTACTTACCTAAACAAGCACAACTAGATGTCTGAAAATAAACTAACCATTATTGCACTCATAGTATTCATGATGTGTCAATTTGGTTTCTTTTGGTACACAAAAGATTCTTTCAAAGGACTGTCCGTGAGATATGATTGTAGTATATCTGAAATTTCTCCAGACTTTCCAATACAAGTGAAAGAAGAATGCAGAAAACTTAGAGCAAAATATAGCGATGGACGGATATAAAGCATACCGTTATTACCTAGCAATTAAACTTCACTTCACCACTGACAAATTTGATGTTTTCCAAAACAGAGGAAATGTTAAGGGAACTCGTGAAGCATTTAACGCTAGGAATGACAGATACATATTTGAGAAGTTAGCACAGAAGCATTCTGATGATAAAGAGATTATTCAGTTCTTTGTTTCTAATTTTGCATATGGAAACGATACTGCAATCTATGCTGGTCAGGAAGCAGAAGATAACTTTATGCAATGGAATAAAAGAAAGCAAAGTATCACAAAGATCTTTGTGGATGACTTAGCAACTCTACTCACACACATAGAAACAAACCGATTAAAACATTCTGCAATATTTGAATTCACTGAAGACGAATATCCTGTAGCATTAAAAATGTTCGTTGGTGGTAAAATTGCAATAGAAACTTTAAGAATCATAGACGACTTTTCAGGAATCATTGAAAAATGGAATCAGAATCTATCTGTAAAATACATTTGGGATAATGAGATGCGTAGAATTAAAAAGTTGACTGGATTCGTGAAATACGATAAGATTAAGATAGAGAAAATCTTTAGTGCCTTCAAAGAAGAACTTGCAGAATAAATCATGGGTAAGACTTATAAGAAACAAACTCATCGTTACGATGATGAGCAGTCCAGTGGGCGATCTGGAAAACATGCCAAACACTCTAATAATAAAAAGAGTGGAGGTATGAAAACGCTAAATAGTTATGTTGATGAAGATATTGATTTAGAAGATGATGTCTTTGATGACGATATTGAAATGACTGATGAAATCGACATTCAACATATACAAAACAATAATCCGTAATACATTTATACAAAGGAAAATACGATGGATATTCAAGCACTCCGTAAAATGCGTTCTCAAGACTTCAGCAAAATCGCTGGTGAATTTGAGAAGATCGCAAATCCCCAAACAGAAACAAAGTCATATGCTGACGATCGCTTTTGGCGATTGGAAGGTGACAAAGCAGGTAATGGCACAGCCACACTTCGCTTTCTTCCACGAGTAGAAGGTGATGAACTCCCATGGGTTCGAATCTTTTCTCATGGCTTTCAAGGTCCAACTGGTAAGTGGTATATCGAGAACTCTTTGACCACTCTTGGTGAAAATGATCCTGTTGGTGAGTTGAACACCACTCTTTGGAACTCTGGTTCTGAAGCCAACAAAGAGATTGCTCGCAAGCAAAAGCGTAAACTCTCTTTCATTGCCAATGTTCTGATTGTATCAGATCCAAAGCATCCTGAAAACGAGGGTAAGGTATTCTTGTTTAAATTCGGCAAGAAAATCTTTGACAAGATTATGGACAAGGCTCGTCCAACTTTTGAAGACGAGAAGCCAGTCAATGTCTTTGATTTGTGGGAAGGTGCAAACTTTAAACTCCGTATGCGTAAGAAAGATGGTTACGCAAACTATGATGAGTCAGGTTTCAGCGAACCAGTAGCAGTTTCTGATAATGAAGAAAAACTATTGGCTATCGTAAATGCACAACACAAGTTGTCTGAGTTTACAGATCGTAAAAACTTCAAGTCTTATGATGAGTTGAAAAAGAAACTCAATGAAGTTTTGTCTGGTGATTCTTTTGCTAGCAAGTCAGCTGCAGAAATTGCCGAACAAGAAGATCGTCCAGTAGCATCTGCACCAAAGGTTGCTTCAAAGCCAGCACCAAAGATGCCTGAGATTAATGATGATGACGATGATGTTATGTCTTACTTCGAGAAGATTGCTAAAGAAGATTAATCTTTAGAGTAGAAATTAAAAAGGGATCTTTACGATCCCTTTTTTATGCGTATTTGCTTCGTAACCAAGAGCCAACAGAAGACTCTTGATTTCTTGTTGGTGGTTTAATTAGTTGTGTTTGACGAGTTGTATTATTAATTGTTGGAGCAACCACTGAAGTATTTCCGCCACCACCTCCAGCTGCTTTAGCGTCTAGTGCACGATTCTCAGCAGACTTACCATTTACCAATCCAGCGTTACCCATTGCAGCACCCATAGCTGCAATTTTTTCAGTAGGTAGTGCAGCAATCGCTTTAATTTTATCTGTATCAATAGCAGAGAAAGCACTCATACCAGCTGCAAGTTTTTCTACACCAACACCTGCCTTTTCAATATTTGGACCATTGTTACCCAATTTCATAATTTGGTCAATTGCAGATCCACCTGGAGTTACTGCACCGAGTAATCCACCAACAAGATTACCAACACCAGCAACGGCAGAGCCAGCACCAAATGCAGCCATACCTGCAGCAACTGCTACTAATCCAGCACCAACTTGAAGTAGATTTGATCCATCAATTGCTGCTAATCTTTCTATACTGCTTGTGATAGCATCAATCACTGCTACAATAGAATCAGAAATCGCACCGATAACTCCCATGATGACTTCACCGATTGCTCTGATAGTTTCTGGAATCTTTTCAATCGCAGCAATGAATACATTTTGAATTGTATCAACTACTTTCATTAACACTGGAGCAAATGCTTCCATAAATGGTGCAGCAAACTCTAATGCTTTACCGATACCCATCATTGCTATGGTAAGTGCACCAAGACCAACTAAAGTTGCTGGATTTGCGAGAGATGCTAAACCGACAGCAAGACCACGAAGGAATGCAGCAATACCTTTACCAGCACCACTCATTAATCCTTGTATGCCACTACCAAGTGCCTTTAATCCAAGACCAATGCCACCAAGTAATCCTCCGCCACCACCTTCCCCAGATTCTGCTTTTGTAGTAGGTGTTCCACCTGGACGAGTATTTTCTTCGATCTTTGCTAGCAAATCTGATTGAGCACCCTGAACTTTTAACTGTTCATTAGCCATCTCTTGTTGTTCACCAGCAGAAGCAAATGCAGCAGTAGGAGTTTCTTCTGCTTCACCTTGTTTAATAAACTGCGATCTTAAATCAAACTTAGAATATTCTGCAGTAGCACTTTCTCTGTTAGCGAGTAGTTCTTTACCCTTAGCAGTTTTTGCTATTTGTGCGTCGTTAAGACCAGTAGTCTTTTTAAATTCTTCTAGTGCAGCTTCATTTTTCTTAATGTCTTTAGATGCTCTTTGTGCACCTTTAAAATTTTCTGCTAACTCAGCACGACTCTTACTTGGATCTATTGCTTTCTGTTGTTTTATAAAATCTTCACGAGCAATAGATTTGTTAAGAACTCCACCGACATTTAAAGACTTCATAATGCCAGTCATACTAAATTTTTCAGTAAATCCTTTTTTCAGATCACCGATTCGTTCACCGATTGTTTTAAATGTCTTCATTCCTTCAGCCATAGTGGCTAATGCTTCAGCTTCTTCAGCACGAATTCTTGCTTGCTCTTTCATATTTGCAAGCATTTCTTTTTGAGTCTTTAATAACTCTTTATCTGTTTCAAGAGTATCTGCTTCGATCTTTTCTTGACGATCTCCGTCCTCATCAATCTTTTTAGTTTCGACTAAAGTCGCTATTTGAGTAAGTTGTGCTGTTTCCATCAACTTACGCATTGTAAATAGATTTTCGTTTGCAGTTTCCTGCAACTCGATGAGTCTAACGAAATTTTTAGGTGATGCTGTTATGACTGCCATCTTTTACCTTCTTTTAGATTCGATTCTTTTCTTTTCTTCTTCTAGATACTCAATTAACATATAAACATACACTTCTCTTTCAAACGGAATCATTTCCTCAAGTTCCGTTAGCGAGTATTTGTGGTACTGCATCAGAGCGAAATTCATTTTATAGTAATTCGCTAAACTCTCATGACAAAGATTTATTAAAAAAAACTTTGCATGCCCTCCAGCATCTTCCTGTGTTGTCTTTGACATACAGGGCAAGTGTATTCTATTTCCTTTTTAATTCTTGGCATTGTAGCAAAGAATTGTTGAACCTTAACAAACTGTTCAGAGGTTAGATTGTTTAAAAACTGTAACAACTCTTCGTGTTTCTGTTCTTTACCGTAGAAAATCTCTTCACCTTGATAAATGTAGTCGATAGAATCTGCAACTACACCAAATACTTTATCTAAGTCATTTGTATCAAGATTTTCTAATCGTTTCATAACATCCATAGTTGGATATTTCATAACGACCCCAACATCACCAAAAAGATTAATCTTATTGTTATGATTTGGATCTTTTTCTACAATCAATGTAGTTAAATCAATAGAAACCTTAACTCTAGCCTTTTCATTATCTTCGCCATGGTCGATATCACATGGGAATATTAACTCAATAATTTCACCAACAGACTTTGCTCTAATTTGAGTAAACATATACTCAAGATCAAATGTCGCTAGTTTATCAACATCAAGTTTATCTAATACACAAGTGTTAATGATTCCCTTTAGGGTTTGAAACATCACACCAACATCTTCACTTTGTTGTGCGATTAATAATGCCTTTTCTTCTTTTACGAGGAAAGGTCTAAACTTCACACTCACTCCACTCGAGGGCACGACCATTGTATAGGTCGGTGCACTCATCATCGGTAATGCCATATTATTCTCCTTTAGCCATATTCTTAATTAACTTATTCAACTCAGCAGTGCTACCTACAAAGATAGCATTGTTTGTAACCTGTTTGGCTTT